TCTTTTAAGCTTATCACCTTCCTTGCTGTCTCGTTGCTGGTATTAGTTACTTCGACGATATTTTACTTGATATTGAATTGCTAGTCACGCTTCTTGTTCTTTCTGATTACACTTCCCAGGATGCTGTTGCACCATGATACTTTTTTTTTTGTTTAATGATACGGCGACAACCAAGATCTACACTCTTTCCCTACACGACGCTCTTCCGATCTCGACGTTTGGGCTCGGCAACCGCTTGCAGCAGAGGGGCTAGATTATGCCGACATGGCCGGGATCACTTCCGCAATATTTCGAAGTCGGCGTGCAGGACACCCGGCAGCAAGGGTTCATTCGCTCTCAGACCGAAACCGGGCCATATAAGCAGCGCAAGCGGTTCACCGCGACGTCGCGCTTTTTATCGGGAAAAATGTTGCTAACGGGGACAGAGCGCGCGACGTTCGACACGTTCTATAAGACGACCATTTCCGAAGGCACAGACGCCTTCGACTTCATCGATCCAGCGGATTTCTCGACTATCTCAGCGCGCTTCGTATCGCCGCCCTCCCTTTCCGCCGTCTCTGGCGGGGGCACGGCTGGCACTGGGCAATGGCGGCTGGAGATGGTGCTCGAGGTGCTCCCGTAATGGCGCGATCTTTGCCCACCACCGTTATTACTGCCGTAAACTCGCAGACGACGACGCGCGTGTTTCTGGTGCTGCTCGAGATAACGCACAGCGATCTGGCCACGTTCTATCTGGTCAACAACACAGAGAACATCACATCCGGCGGAAACACCTATATCGCCTTTCCGTTCGCCGTGACGCTCCCGCCCGACGATCCAGCATTGCAGGTGCGAGCGCGCTTGACGCTGTCGCATGTCACGACAGAGCTCAACATTCTGCGCACGCTCGCCGGGCAACGCGAACGGCCATCGTTCACGCTCAAGGTCATAGACGCGAGCGCGCCCAATGTGATTTTGCAAAGCGTGTCGGGGCTGATCGCAGCTTCCGTCAGCTATAACGCAGACGCGATGAACATCGACCTCACGATCGACAATTTTCTCACGGAGCCTTTCCCAAGTGCCACATTCTCGCCGTCCACTTTCCCCGGCATCTTCTAACTGGTGGAACAATTATGTCGGGATCCCGTTTAAGTGGAACGGGTCGACGCGCGAAGGCGCGTCGTGCTGGGGGCTTGTCTGCTTGGTTTACAACGAAGTCTACAAGATCAAACTGCCGAGATATAACGAACTGGAAAGCCAGATTGAGAGCGGCGCGGGATCATTTTCAGATTTCGCCGCGACAGGCGTGCAGGTCAATCTCGCGGATGTGCGGGCCGGAGATGTCTTGCACATGTGGGGGTTCTACAAGGGCAAGCGGCGCGCGACGCATTGCGGCGTCGTCACCGAGCCCGGCTTCGTGCTTCATGCAGAAGAGGTCGTCGGCTCGTGCATTTCGCGCTATAAGGGGGACAGCCGTTTCTTGCAGCGCGTGATCGGAGCATACCGCCTTGAATGACCTCACCCACCCAAAACAAAACGCGCTCGCAGAATATATTGAGGTCACGCTCGTTCTGAACCCGCTATCGCCGGGCGACCGCCTGATCGTGCGTGTCGCGCCCACCGGCACTCTTGCGGATCTGATCGCGGCGCTAGTTCCTAATGAGCTTGACCGCGACCACATCAGCGCGTTCATCGGCGGCGATTATATTGAGCCCGATCTTTGGTCGAAGATCCGCCCGAAATCTGGCGCTTCGGTCTATCTGCGCTTAACATTGCAAGACCCTGTCAGCGTGGTTTCCATACTCGGAACTTTGTTCGCGCCGACAATCACAACCGCATTGGGTTTTGCGGCTGGGTCGCTCGGGGCGGCAGTCGCGGGCGCGGCCATATCAATGGCCATTACTTACGCGGCGTCGGCCTTGATCGGACCGAGGCAGACGCAGGACCGCAAAGAGAGCCAAACTTACGGGATCACTTCGGCGCGGAACACTATAGTGCCTTTCGGACCTGTGCCAGTTGTGCTCGGCACACACCGCATGGTCCCGCCTTATGGTGCAGTGCCTTATACAGAGATTGTCGGTAACAACCAATATTTGCGCTTTGTTTTGATCTGGGGCTATGGGCCGGTCACAGTCTCTGACATTAGGATCGGGAACACTCCGATCGATGATTATGCCGATGTTGAAACCGAACATGATTTTAATGGCAGCGCGACGCAGCTCGGTCTCTACCCGGCGGACGCCAGTCAAGAGGATCTGTCAATCCGCCTAACGACCAGCTTTGTGGAGCGCACGACACCGACAAACACGACGGAGATCGGCGTCACCCTGACTTTTCCATCGGGTCTATTCAAACAGAATGATAAAGGAAACCGCGTTAAGACCTCCGCGCGCATCATTGGAGAATACAGGCTCGTCGGCGCGGGGTCGTTCACGGCGTGGTTCGATCGGACTTATACGGACGACACTGCGCAAACGAAACGGGTCTCTGAACGCAAGACGGGGCTTGCGTCAGGTCAATATGAGGTGCGCATTCGCCGCACAGTTGCGCAATCTACCAGCCCAAAGATCACCGACAGTTGCGTGTGGTCTGATCTGCGATCATTTAACACGCAGGCTGAGCCGGTGCGATTGCCCGGCATTGCAAAAAGCGCGTTTCGCATCAAAGCGACCGACCAATTAAACGGCGTCGTCGGTCAATTAAACGCACTTGTGTCTCTCAAAATTCCGACATGGAACGGCTCGGCTTGGACAACGGCAACGAGCGCGACATCGAACCCCGCTGCTATCTTCCGGTATGTTCTCAAAGGCGCGCCAAACAAGAAGCCGGTCGCAGCAGCGAACATCAACGACGCCGATCTTGGCGCGTGGTATGAATTTTGCGCGACAAACGGGTTCGCTTTTGATCAAGTGATTGATTTCCAGCTGTCGGTGCGCGATCTGCTGCAAGACGTTGCGAACGCAGGCAAGGCCAGCCCGGCATATGTCGATGACAAATGGACAGTGATCATCGAGAAGCCGCGCTCGACAGTTATCCAGCACTTCACGCCGCGCAATACCCGCAATTTCGTTGGACAGATCATATATAACGAGATCCCGGACGCACTTAGGATCCGGTTCTTTAACAAGAACAAAGGATACCGCGAAGACGAGCGCACGGTATATGATGACGGTTTTAACGACGCGAACGCGACAACTTTCCAGCTGATTGATTTACCCGGACAGACTGACCCAAATAATGTTTACAAACTGGGGCGGCACTACATCGCGTCAGCGCGCCTGCGGCCAGAGGTGTTCACTTTCGAACTGGACATCGAGCATCTGGTCGCGATGCGTGGTGACCTGTGCCGCTTGACGCACGATGTGCCGGGGATCGGGCAGATGTCGGGACGCGTCGTCTCAAGATCGACAAACACGATCGTCCTCGACGAGCCGGTGACGCGAGAAGCTGGCAAGACCTACACCCTGCGCATTCGAGAAACCGCGACGGGCACGACCCGGGCGCTGACAGTCGTATCATCAGGCGCGACCGTGACCAGCGACACTGTCGAGGTGACGAGCGGCGGGTCGAACGTCGATCCCGGTGATCTGTTCCAATTTGGAGAGCAGAACCTTGAGAGCCTTGAGGTGCTGATCGCTGGCATAGAATACCTCGACGACCTCGCGGCGTCCGTCACGTGCGTGCCATATTCGCCCGCGATTTATGACGCGGCAACGACGATCCCAGATTACACGACCATCCTATCGGATCCGGTCTCCGCATCATTCATCGGACCCCCGCGCCCATCTATTAAAAACATTGTATCAGACGAAGCGGCGCTGCAAGTCACATCAAGCGGGGCAGTCGTGCCATCAATTTTTGTGTATGTGCAGTCTGGAAAAACGGCCAAGGCATTTGACGGGACAGTCACCAGAACAGCATTTTTTCAAGCGCGCTTTCGCAGATCAGGATCCGACGACCCGTTCACTTATATGCCATACAGTGCAATCGACAGCCCATACGTTCAAATCTTCCCGGTCGAGAGCGGGGTTAACTATGACATCGCAGTCCGCGCCGTCGGAACATCTGAAGATGAAACAAGCGCATTTGTCGAGGTCGCGAACCACACAGTCATCGGCGCGGGCGCCAAGCCCCCGCAAGTCGACACGTTCACCCTCAACACGATCGGCGAACATACCTATGTCGAGTGGTCCTACCCGTCGATCGCTGTTGACGTGACGGGTTACGAGATCCGCTATTCGGCAAACCAGAACAACACATCGTGGACGACGATGACAGTGCTATCCGACGCGATCCCTAGAGAAGCGCGCGCTTTTACTGTGCCAAGCCGTTCTGGATCCTATGCGATCAAAGCGATTGATGCGCTTGGCAACCGTTCAGTGCTCGCAACCTATGTGAACGCTTCGCTTGAAGACCCAGCCGCGCAAAATGTCGTCTCAACGATCACGGAAGACCCGCTCTGGACCGGAACGATGACAGATGTCGATCGCAGCGGCTCGATCATCGTCCTGCGGAGCCAAAACTTTATGGCAAGCTGGGCGACGCTCGCTGCGGTCTCGAGCATCGGCGTTTTGCCGGATGTCGGCTATGCGACCGAGGGATATTATGAGTTCGGGGAGACGGATCTCACCGAGGTCTATACTTC